GCGTAGTCGCCGCTGTAGATGGGCATGGCCCCCGTTGTCCAGTAGTAAGACGTCCCGCGACCTAGTTGCGCCTCTCGGATGCCGTCGAGGACGGCTGAGGCGGTTTCGGGAGTTGTTATAAATCCAATCATATCAGTAGAGTGTTAGTCCGGTGCAAGTTTCCCACATGGTCTCTAAGGCGGCGGTAAAGTCCGTGGCTTGCGCTTGTGTCATGCCAGTTCCCAATGCCCAAGCGAACTCTGACCCGGGTGATGGGGAGTTTAATACCCCGTTCAGGTTTCGTCCCATAAAATACGGGTTCAGGTTTTTAATGGCCTGAACAGACGATACCCCACTAGTCCCCACCACGGTTCCTCCTGAGCGTCGACGCATAATAAAGCGCGAATTTGTTGCGGTGCAGGAACCTATTTGGATTCCTCGGTAGTCGGTCCCCTGTCCAGTGAGTAAAGCCTCTGCGGGACTGGTAGGTTGGCGAAAATATGTGAGTCCCGCGCTGGCATGAGTGTTGCCAAAGTTGAGCATGGCAAGGCTATTGGACGTCGAAGTGTTGGCGACTCCGCAACCGATGTGGAGTGCCGTGGCTGGGCTTGTGTGAATACCGCGCATGAGGAATGCGTCACCGTTAGCGATGCCCATTGCAGACGGTGTTGCGCCGACATCGAAATAAGACGAAGACCCGTCCCCGGTCACAAATCCAGAACCGTGAGTCATAGACCCATTGAACGTGCCGCTCGTTCCCGAAACCAAGCAACGCGCATTTGGCCCCGCCGCTCCCCAGATAGGGAGATACAACCGCTTCAACTCCGAATACCACCCCTCATCCTTGCCGCTAACGAAGAAGTCGTTGATGGCTGCTGCTTGCGATCCCGAGACACTCGCTCCGTCCCCGGACAACAGCGCAATATAGGCCGTTGCGTCGGGGTCAAAACCACCACCGTTGAGAGGGTCCGAAAGCGGCCTGCTGAACGGAAACGTCATCGGACGAGACAGCTTGCGGTTGTAGTGCTGGCTTTCAAAAAGCTCCTTGTCACGCCTAGTAGTCTTCATGGGAGTAGAGTGTCGCCGCCTAAAGCATCAGGGGTAGATAGGCTTGATAACAACATCAACATCCAGCGACCCTCCACCACCGGAAGCGACGACTTGGATGTCTGAGACTGGGGATGTAAATAATCCTCCCCCAGCAGCGGTCAGTGTGGTATCGGAACCTACATCGACGTAGGCATCTTTCACCTTGTGCTGAAGTTTAACAGTAGCTCCATCGAACGTGCCGCTCACAAGGAATGCGTTGGTCTTACCGTTCGTGGTGTTAATTGCAGGAGTGGATGCTGCGTTGTAGCTGCCGTTCGATGTGATGGTAGCTTCGGTTGCGTTAATGGGCATGGTCTTAGTATGGTATGTTAGATCCTGTTCCGGTCGTTGACGACGACACCGTAGGGCGGCGAAGAACCAAGGAGGCTGCTCCGCGACGCTTTTTAGGAGTGTCAGTGGCAGTCTTTCGCGCCTTCACGGTCTCGGCAACAGCCGTAGGTGGAGGTGGAGCAACAGGTGGTGGGGGAGGTGTTGGAGTCTTGGGCGATGACATGCACATGGTTACAGGTGGTGGTGAGTGTTAGGATGTGAATGACCTTTCAACTTGATCTTCCAGAAGCCTCTCCAAAAACAAAACAACTTCGCGTTGACCGCTGTAAAAGTCGATCTCACGAAGTGTTTCGCTGGGGGTAAAGTCCCTTGGAGGGAAGCGGTCTCTTAAGAATTCCACTATATCTTCAGGGACGGAGGGAACAAAATCAGACATAAAGGTCTAATATGGGTCAAATATCGTAAAGCTCACTAGGAAGCTCCTCATTGTCCATCGAGGCCATGGTATCATACAGGGCCATTGCGTTCCATATAACAGCCGCGAGATGGTCCTCATCTATGTCCCCCTCCATGAATGCCCACAGGTGGCGGTAGATGCTGTCAACGTATCTCGATACCGGGATGCCCTTCTGCCAATTGTCCCGCCCGTATTTCAACGCCCCGTCTTCAAACCGCTTTGACACGGCTCGTAGGGCGGTTGTAGGTATGCAGGAGGGTAGACCCTTTCCAGCCATCGCGTCACGGACGGCCCCTGTATTAAAGTTGGTGCGATCTCCGCTGTCAGGGAGTGTTGTTAGTTTGGTGTCCATAGTTTTACTTCGGTTGTTTCTGGGTTGTAGTCTCCGTCGCGGAGGATGTAAGCCATGCGAGCGTTCAGGAGAGCTTCTGTCTCTGACATCCCCGCCTTCTCGTAGGCAGCGATAACAGCCTCCCAAGTCACGCCCTGCTTATCTAGGATCTTCTCAGCCGTTTTGATTCCCACTCTGGGAACTCCGAAGTAACCATCAGTAGCGTCCCCGGCAAGGGTCTGTGAGAAGTGAGCGTAGTTAGCCTCGTCCTCGCTGATGACCCTCATCTCATCCCTAATGAAGTTATACCAAGTGCATGGCACTGTGGCGAAGTCCTTGTCCCCTGAGACCACGATAGACCCATCACGGTCCCGCGATCCTAGAATACCTAGCATATCGTCAGCTTCAAGGTTCTCCCAAAATATGATGGGCCATTCCTCACAAGCCCACTCGCGGAGCGCACCAAGACCCAAGGGAGTTCGCTTCTGCTTTCGGTGAGCCTTGTATAACGGATTCATCTGATGTCGGAATGTTACTCGGTCAGAGAACGCCAGTGATACATCATCAGAATCCAGTATCTCCTCCAGCCCGTCAATGAACATCGTGAAGGAATCCTTAAGGTCTGAGAAGTCAGAGTGAACGGTGAATACTTCATCGTCCCATTGTATCTCCTTCTCAGCGGCGAACGCTGCGCGGTAGAGGATCATGTCCCCGTCGATTAGTAGCTTTTTCATAATGTTGTTGTATGTCGTAGTTTAGTGAGTCTCCTTCCAGTTCGCGCCCACCTTGTATTCTCCATCAAGCTCGCAGCGAAACTTGAGAACCTTGCCAGCCTCTTTGATACTGTCGCAGAACTGACGGCCCAAAGCCTCGGCGTGGTCCGGCTCACAGGAGAACTGAACTTCGTCGTGGATGTTACCGTGAAGCTCGTAGGGAAGACTAGCCTTCTTAACGAACAACACCAACGCTTGCTTCATCACCACTGCTCCTGCGGATTGGAGGAGAAGGTTTAGTGCTGAGTGCGAGGAGCGACACGGCAACAGTCTCCCGTCCAGCCCTTTGAGAACCGGGGAAGTTTTAAGTTGCGCCTCGACGGCTTTCGTAAGGCGAGCAATCGCCGGGGTCTTCAGCAGGAACTCACGCTTGAGCTTCTTGCCGTCTGCCCTTGTGCCTTTCACTATGTCCCCGATCTTCTGATCCCCCGCCCCGTAAAGGAAGGCGTAGATAAACGTCTTAGCTTGGTCACGACTAGGAAGTCCAGCAGCGGTCTGGTTCACAGTGTGGATGTCCCCTTCCAGAATCTCCTTCGCGTAGGCTCCCCCGTCCCACCGGAATAGGTAGTGAGCAAGACACCGAAGCTCCAGGCCTGACGCGTCCGCTCCGACCAATACCTTACCCTCGGGGACCGTGAAACACTCACGGCACTCCGCACCGTATGTTGCTCTCGCAGCAGGAACCTGAGCGACGTTAGGTCTGTTGTGAGTGCAGCGTCCAGAGATAGCTCCGTTGGTGTTGACCTGCCCGTGGATACGTCCGTTATGCTCCAGCTTTAGCCAAGCGTTCTTTCCCTCGGCAACTTGACCGAGACGTTTAGTAAGCAACAAATACTCCAGCAACTGGAGAGCCTCGGGACTGCCTATATCACGCAGCACTGCTTCGTCAATCTTCGGACGCTTACCGTCGTAGGCTACAGGCTTCCACCCAGCAGTCATCAAGCGCGACGCGATTTGGTCCCGGCTGTTAGGGTTAAACGGAACGGTCTTGGTCTTGTTGCCTGTGTTAACAGCCTTGTTAGCCAACACCTGCTTCAGCCCTGCTTCTTTGAGTTGCTTCTTCAGGTCAGCTTTCGTAGTCGCCTTGAATGTCTTGCCCTCCGCTTTGAGAACCCACCCCGAAGGTGTCTTCATCTCCTCGACTGTGGCCGGGAACGACTCCTGCAAATCCCCCTGCAACTCAGCGCGACGCGCCATGAGCTTTTCGGTGAGCTTGAGGGCAGCAGCAGCGTCGAAGGGCCATCCGTTATTCTCCTGAACCTGCATCGCCTTGGCAAAGTCATGTTCAAGGTGCAGCATCTGACGCGACGGCTCGCTGGCAAGGAAGTGTTCAAACAGAGCCGCTGTCACCCTAACGTCCTGCTCACAATAGTCCTGCATCTCTTGGGACCAACTGCTCCAATCTTCGGTGTCGCCGTGGTCGTCTTTAAGGGTTCCTAACCGATACCCCCATGACTTCAGGCTGTGCCGACCGCGAAGGTTTTTCGGCAACTTACTCTCAGGGAGCTTGCAGTCCTCGGACATCATATCAGGGTGGATGACCTGCGACATCACCATCGTGTCCACCACGTTCGCAGTCACCTTGTAGCCCAGCTTGCGTAGAGCAGGAGCATCAAAGCCGATAGCGTTGTGGCCACAGATGTTGTGCGCTGAGTTTAACAGGTCAACCCCTTCTTGGAGATTCCCCTCCACAGAGTTGAACGAGCGCATTTCCTTTGTGGACGGGTCGAAGATGCTTATGCAATGAAAGTCCTTCAGCCCCCCAAGGGTAGGCCAATGGTCGATTGCGTTAGTCTCTATGTCGAAGAACAGTATCTTTTTCTTTTTCATAACTCGTTAAAGGTATATTCGCTCATGCTCCCCGTGTCAACGTCGAAGTGCAGATTGCAAGCTATCCCGGTATCCCCCGAGAAGCGATTCTTCAGGACGCGCAACGCTGTAACGTGCTTCTGCTCCGCGTCCTGCTGGTTGCGCTCAAGACCGATAACCATGTCACTTAGTTGAGCTATGGCGGCTGATCCCCGAAGATGGGCAAGGCTAGTG